GATGGCAGAGCGGTTGAATGCGGCGGTCTTGAAAACCGTTGAGCGCGAGAGCGTTCCGGGGGTTCGAATCCCCCTCTCTCCGCCATTCGCGACTTACACGAACCCCCATCCGGCGCGTCCGGGCGGGGGTTCGTGCTATCTCCGCCATCGTCTCCCCCGCCGCCGTCGATTATGAACTCGACGTGGAACCGCTCGCCCTCGCGGTCGAGCACCACGCGCCGCACGAACAGCGCGATGACCTCAAGCGGGTCCCTCTTGCCGACCACCTCATGCACCCAGAACTCAACGTGGTCGCGGTCGAACACCGGCGTGCCCTTCTCAAGCTCCGCGAGCTCGTCGGCGACCGCCTCGCGCTCCGCCACCAGCTCGTCCAGCTTCGCGGCAACCGCATCCGTCGCGCCCGTCTTCGCGGCGAGGTCGACCATGCGCGCCTGCTCGAGCTCGTTGTCCGCGAGACGCTTGCGCAGCGCGTCCATGGCGTCGAGGTCGTCGGACAGCGCGGCCTCCTGCTCCTCCATCACGAGGTCGGCGATGATACTCGCCACGTGGTCGGAGTCGAGGAACGCGCGCACCTCCTCGGCGACCGCGCGCTCCAGCTTCTCCTGCGGCACGATGTGTCCCGTCGCGGGGCAGCGGTAGTACGTGTACTTCCTGCCGCTCTTGCCGTGCCCGCTGCTGCTCTGGTATCGGTTGCCGTCCACGTCGAACAGCTTGCCGGAAAGCAGGTACTCCACGGTGCCCCTCCTCTTCCTCGTGCGCAGCGCGAGCCTGCGCTGCACGCGGTCGAACAGCTCGCGGTCAATGATGGCGGGCACGCCGTCCTCGACCCGCGTGCCGCCGTACTCGTAGACGCCCGCGTACTTCTCGTTGCGCAGCATCTTCGAGATCGTGCGCATGTCGAACGGCTTGCCCATAAGCGTGCGCCACGGCCTCAAGGCGTCCACTATCTCGGGGAAGCCGCTGCCGGCGTCGTACATCTCGAACATGGTGCGCACCACGCGCGCCTGCTCCTCGTTGACGAGGTAGAAGCCATCGCTGCCGAGGTCGAGGCCGTATACCCTAACGCCGTTGTGCTTGCACTTGAGGGCGTTGCCGTGCAGGCCGCGCTTCACGTTCTCCGCGAGGTTCGCGGAGTAATACTCCGCCATGCCCTCAAGCACGGCCTCCAACAGGATGCCGTCCGGGCCGTCCTCTATGCGCTCCGTGGCCGAGACCACGCGCACGCCGTTGCGCTTGAGCTTCGTCTTGTAGATCGCGCTGTCGTACCTGTTGCGGGCGAACCGGTCGGTCTTGTAGACGTAGACCTTCTCGAACCACCCGCGCGCGCTGTCCGCCACCATCTCCGCGAACGCGGCGCGGTGGTTCGTCGTGGTGCCGGAGGTCGCCCTGTCGGCGTACACCCGCACGATGCGGTCGCCGTTTCGGCGCGCCTCCTCCGTGCAGACGCGCACTTGGTCCTCTATCGACTCCTCGCGCTGTCCTGACGAGGAGTACCGCGCGTAGATTACCGCGCTTGCCATATAATGGGCTCACCTCCCGCTCGTCGGGTTGGTACTTTTGCAGGGCCTCGCGCAGGGTTGCCGCCCATATGCGCGGGGCCTTATTCCTATCTTGCGAAGATGTGCCGCACGCTCTTCTCCAACTGCTCCAAGCCGATGTCGTTGGAGTCGGGCTTCGGGTTCTTGTATAGAGAGGTCCAGACGCCCTCGCTCTTCGGTGCCGCGCGCTTCACCTCAACTATCCTGTGGTCGTCTCCGAACCGGCGGATGATGACGCCCTGGCCGAAGTGAGCGTGCCAACCGTAGATGTCGGCCATGTTGATGCTGCCGTCTGCCAGATAGTGCAGGTGCGCGATGAGGTTGTCCCCGTACTCCCGATGCGGAAACCCCTCGATGCTGGACGGCCTCTCGATCACCTCATCGTGGAACATGTGCGCCACGACCACGTTCTTCGGCACCTTGCCGGTCTTCGTCGGCGAGGAGAATACGATGTCCGGCTTCGACTTGCGCAGGTCGCAGTGGTACGCCCGCATGGGCGGGCAGAGCGAGTCGATGAGCGCGATGGCGTCGGATATGACGCGTTCGGGCGTGAACGAATCGACATCCACCCCTGCCTCGGAGAGAAACCGGCGGTTCGCGGCCTGCTCCTCCTCCTGTGCGCGCTTGCGCTCGCGCTCAAGGCGCTCCCACTCTTCCTGTTCGCGCCGGAACTCCTCGCTGTCCGTGTCTATCTCGTTGCCATCGGCATCGCGGTAGATCACCTTGATGGAGACCTTCGGTTCCTGCGCCTTCGGCTTCTTCTTGAAAAAGTCGAGCAGTCCCATGGCTACTCCATCTCCTCGGGTGCCTGCCACCAGACCACGGTGCCGATCACGCGCACCGGCCCGTCATCCATGCCGAACACCATGTCGTCCTGCTCCTCGTGGCTGTCCGCCGCTAGCATGAGCGTGTTGTTGCCGCGATACCAGCGGCGCATGACCGCCTGGTACGCCTCCGTCTCGACCACCGCTATGGAGCCGTTCTGCGGCTCGCGGTCGGGGTCAACGAGGACGTGAGCGCCCTCCGGTATCACCCTGTCCATGCAGTTGCCCTCGACAACGAGCGCGAAGGCGCGCGGGTGGCGCGAGCACACCGACGAGGGAACCTCGACGCGGCTCTCCGCCTCCTCCTCGTCCGTGAGCGCGCCCGCGTGGACGCGCCCGAGGGTGAGGAGCGGCACGGTCGCCTCGCCGGACGAGTAGACGGGGATGGCTCCTGCGGGTAAAGAAACGCCGTCGAACTGACCGTGCTCCTTCGCCGCAAGTCCGTACTTGTCGGACAGAAGGTCATCCTCTGAAATGTTGAAGTACTCGCAGATGTTGCTGATCGCATCATGCCGAGGCCGAGCGCCCTTGCGCCACCCCGTAACAGAACCGGGCGTAACGCCTGCAATACGCGCAAGCGCCTCTTGTGTCAGGTCGTGCTTGACGAGCAGCGCATCTATGTTTTCCGGTAGTCCCATAACTGCTCCTATCTGCTGCCGTCTTTAATAATACCGAATCAAATCCACTTTTTCCTAAATCAGTTATTGAGTTTTGCTAAATATTCCGCTATTATCGAAATCGCCGAAGGAGGTGATTCGATGGCAGAGGATAACCTGTTCGCCGCAGCCCGAACCGGGTCTGGTCTGACCCAAGCAAAGGCTGCATCTATCTGCGGTATCTCTGTTGACGCATACCGCACACGAGAGAAGCGCCCCGGAGAGTTCCGCGTTAAAGAACTCAAGCTCCTTGCCGAAGGCATGGGTGAGAACTCGCGGAAGATTCTGGCGGATGCCGTTCTCTCTCTTTTTTTGCCCAGTTGATTTAGTTTTTCTAAATATCGAAAGGAGCCACACATGGCAAGCAAGACCAAGGACCTGCGCGCGGCCACCGAGGACATCGAGCGCGTGAAGAAGCTCGCGTACAAGCAGTTCGGCTTCCGCGAGTACCTGGTCAACCCCATCGAGATGGACGCGACCGACCCCTCGCACCACTGCCTCTTCGAGGTCATGGGCGTCACCTACAAGGTGGCGGACGGTGCCATCTCCGTCGTTCCCTCCGAGGACTAGTGACGCCCTCGCAGGCGGCCATGTGCAGGCGGATACGCGCGTCCATGGCCGAGTTCTACAAGAGCCCCGAGAACGAGAGGAAGTTCCAGGAATGGAAGTCATCAAGGAAAGGAGGGAGCGCGTCCGGGTCGGCAAACGCGAGACGCGCCCCGTCACGGTTCACTACAGAACCATCCCCATGTTAACAGACGAGCAGCGCGAGAACCTGCAGGGATGCCTCGCCCTCCTGCTCATCACCGTCTGCATCGTCATCACCGGACTCATCGAGGGGTCGACATGGCCGGCGTAGAGCGCGCCCGCCAGATGGTCGCCAAGGCGTGCCACTGGGTGCGGCTGCACCCGGAGAAGTGGCAGAAGCTCAAGGACTTCTGCGGCTACCTCATGGAGGAGGGCGACCTGATTCAGCGCGGCAACGTCTACGAGCTGGCGCGCCGCTACGGCATGGACGTGAGGCTCGCGAGCGAGTTCAAGCGCGACCACAACCTGTGGAGCGTGCTCACCCGCTACAAGGTCATGGAGCGCCCGTGCCTGCTGTCCGCCATCAGGTTCCGCGAGACCCCAATCGACCAGGTGGACCTCGCCGCCTACTGGCGCGACATCGTGGGGGACGACGCGTTCGTGGCCTCCTCGGTCGCCGAGGCGCGCGCCATCTGGGACATCCAGAGGGGCGTCAAGTGATCGGCCGCATGGTCATACCCGGCCGCATGCCGGGGCTGAACGACTACGTGCGCGCCGAGAGGGCGAACCGCTACGCAGCCTCGACCATGAAGAGGCAGCAGACCGAGCGCGCGGGCGTCCTCGCCGTCGAGCAGGGCATGCCGCAGTTCGCCGGCACCGTGGACATCACGTTCACGTGGGTGGAGCAGAACCGCCGCCGCGACATGGACAACGTGGCGTTCGCCAAGAAGTTCATCCTCGACGGCCTTGTGCGCGCGGGCGTCATCCACGACGACACGCCCCGCTACATCGGCAGCCTCACCGACAGGTTCGCCTACGACAGCAGGCACCCGCGCATCGAGGTGGAGGTGCGAGGGGCGTGACGGCAGGGAGGACATGGACGACCGGCGACCTCAAGAGGGTCGCGGAGCTCGCGGGGACGATGCCGGAGCGGGAGCTGCGCAGGCGCTTGAAGCTGTCGAGCAACCAGCTCGCGTACGCGGTGCGGACGCTCCGCCGCATGGGCGTGAACGTCACGACCCGCTACTACGAGCCGCGACTTGAGACCTGCCCCGTGTGCGGGTGCAGGCGCGCCACCCTCGGCAAGGAGGGCATCTGCGAGCCGTGCAGGCTCAAGAAGCAGCTCGCCGACATCGAGTGGCGAATCTCCGACCTCATGAGGGGCCTCACGCCCGAGCAGCGCGCCGTCTACGAGCAGACGGAGGCGGAGCGGGAGTCGAGGGCCGACCCCATGCCCCAACCGAGGCCGACCGACGGCCTCAACAGCTACGAGCGCGCCAAGGCTTCCGAGGACTACGACGCCGCCATGGAGCAGTGGACGGCGGCCTACCTCAAGCGCCGAGTCAAAGCGGCGCAGAAGCGCAAGGAGCGCATCCAGAAGAAGGTCAACGACAACGACAGGAGGAGACATGTTCGACCGGAAGGGCAAGAAGAAGCGTCTGGCCATCAGCGTCAAGGCGCTGACCGTCAAGGACATCGAGAGGGCCGCCGAGCGCATCGATAGCGAGTTCCCCGACGAGGATGCCGAGGACGCCCTGATCGCCGTGGCGCACGTGTGCGTGCAGGCCGGCGCTCGCATCATGGCGGACGAGATCATCCACGGGGAGCGCAGCGCCGAGGAGTACGCGGAGATGCGCCGCGACGTCAACGACATCGCCGAGATTACCGTCCTGGCGCACGCCCTCGAAGCCAAGGGCAAGAAGGTCACGCTCGAAGATATCCTCAAGGAGGTGCTGGGCTAGTGCAGACCATGGAGCTGGTGGACATCGAGGACGTCTACCCCTACGAGGAGAACGACGTGCGCATGAACCCGCGCGACGTCGACAGCAAGGAGTGCCGCGAGTACATCGCGCAGCTCGCCGAGCAGTTCAGATACAACCGCCTGAACCCCGGGCAGCCGCGCGTCCGCCCCATCCTCTACAAGGACGGCGGCATCTACCAGATCATCGACGGCGAGTGCCGTTACGAGGCCATGAAGCTCCTCGGCACCAAGCGTTTCTACGCAGACGTGTACGACGACCTGGACGATGCCGAGACCGCGCGGCGTGAGGCGGCCAAGGCCATGGTGGAGACGGACGCCAAGCGCGCCCTCACCGCCGAGGAGAAGAGCCGCGGCGTGCAGCAGATGCTCGCGCTCGACCTCCCCGACGAGGAGGTGGCCGCCGTCGCCCGCATCGACGCCGGCAAGGTGAGCCGCGCCCGCCGGGGCGCGAGGGTCGTGAGCGACGCCGCGTACGACATGACGCTCGAACGCCTCGCCGCCATCGCCGAGTTCGAGGGCGACGAGGAGGCCGTGGCCAAGCTGCGCGACTGCTCGCCGAAGGAGTGGTACCGCATCTACGAGAGCCTGCGCGCCGAGCGCGAGCGCAGGCAGGCCATGGACGAGATGGTGGAGGCCGCCAAGGCGGCCGGGGCCACCGTCGCGGAGAGGACGCCGGACGGCTACGTGGCCAAGCAGACGTTCAGCGCGTACAACCGCGCGGCGTTCGACAGGCACGTGGAAGCCGGGTGCGAGGGCGAGATCGCCGTCGTGAGCGACTACGGCCTCACCTTCCTCACGCCCGCCGCAGCCGGCGACGAGGTTGACGAGGAGAAGCAGCGCGAGGAGCAGGAACGCTCCGACTTCTACGCCGCCTTCGATGACGCGCGCAGGGCCCGCGCCGCGTGGGTCGGCTCGCACATCGGCGACGTGACGTCCATGCGCAAGACCGCCCGCTTCCTGACCGGCAAGGCGCTCATGAGCCGCGAGGTCGGCGGCTTCGAGGACGAGACCGGCGCGAAGGTCGAGGCAGCCCCCTGCCCGCTCGCCGTCGCGCTGGGCTACCAGTCGCTGCAGGCCGTCACCTCGTTCGGCGTGTGGAACGCGCACCGCCACGGCGACGGCAGCTACCTGTACGGCAGCGCCGCGCGCGACACGCTCGACCTGCTCGACGCCATGGCGGCGGACGGCTACGAGCTGCACGACGCGGAGGAGAAGACGGCGGCGGCCTGCCGCATCACCATCGAGGAGGAGAGCGATGAGCAGTAAGGCAGACAAGCCCATCGAGGTCGAGGCGGAGGTCATCGAGGACAAGGGGCTGACCGTGAGCTTCACCCCCGCCGCCATCGACGCCAACTTCGACGCGCTCGACGCGCGCGTGGAGGAGCTGATCGCAGGATACGCGGAGGCACGCTACGACCTCACGGACTCCGACGAGATCAAGCAGGCGAAGCGCGACCGCACGTACCTCAACGGCATCGCCAAGGAGATAGACGAGCGCCGGAAGGCGGTGAAGCGCGAGTACATGCGACCGCTCGATGACTTCGAGGCGCGCGCCAACGCCATCACCGCGAAGGTCAAGAAGGCGAGCGCCAACATCAAGGAGCAGCTTGACGAGGCCGAGGAGCGCCGGAAGGACAGGGCCTACGCCATCCTCAAGGAGTACTACGAGGACCTTGCGGGCATGCTCGCGCCCGTAGTCCCCTACGAGCGCATCCACGACGAGAAGTGGCTGAACAAGACCTTCGGCGAGATGAAGGCGAAGAACGCTATTGACGAGAAGATCGCCAAGCTCGCGAACGACTGGGCGACGCTGCAGGCGCAGCGGGATGCCCTGCCCCGCTACGAGGTCGCGGAGCGCGAGTTCTTCGCGTCGCTCGACCTGGGGGCGGCGCTCAACGCCGCCCGCGAGGCGCAGGAGGCCGACGAGCGCATCGCCGGCATGCGCGCCGAGATGGCCGAGTACGGGAGCGGCGAGACGCCGCCCGACACCGAGCCGGAGACGGCACCCGAGCCCATGCCGGAACCGGAGCCGGCCCCGCAGGTGGCACCGGCCCCGCAGGTCGCGCCCGCACCGCAGGTGGCACCCGCGCCGCAGGCGGCAGCGCCGGTCGCCGTCCCCGGCGGCAGGTACGTGCCGTGCGTCATGGTCATCCAGGCGGCGAGCATCGAGCAGATGCAGCAGATCGGCCGGTTCTGCGGGAGCCTGAGCCCGCGCGTCACGGGCAAGTTCGTCACCGGCACGTTGGAGGAGGCGTACATGAAGGAGTGCGCCCAGACGGTCGCGGCTGCAGCCGCGCGGGAGGGGGCGGTCGCCAATGGCTGAGAACGAGGCTCCGAGCAGCATCATGCAGGCCATCGCGCAGGTGCAGCGTTCCGTGGTCATCCCAAAGGGCAAGTACAACGAGTTCGGCAACTTCTACTACCGCAGCTTCGAGGACATCGTGGCCGCGCTCAAGCAGCCGTGCGAGGAGGCCGGCATCAGCTTCTTCATGAGCGACGAGGTGGTGAACATCGGCGAGCGGTACTACGTCAAGGCCACCGTCTGCGTGTTCTTCTCCGACCAGCCCGGCGAGATGTTCACGGTGTCCGCCTACGCCCGCGAGGCAGAGCGCAAGAGCGGCAGCGACGAGGCGCAGCTGACTGGCATGGCGTCGAGCTACGCCCGCAAGTACGCGCTGTGCGGGGCGTTCGCCATCGACGGGGAGCGCGACCCCGACGCGGTGGAGCGCGAGGAGCCCGCGCAGCCGCCGGAGGGGCCGTTCCTCGCCCACTGCCGCAGCTGCGGGACGCGCTACCAGTTCAACGACATGGCCCACTTCGAGGCGTTCACCGCCAACCCCGGATGCTGCCCCGCACCGTCGTGGGAGATCGAGGGATAGGCGATGCAGGAGCTTCACGAGCAGCTTGACGAGCTCACAGACATGCTCATGGAAGAGCTCGCCACGTGCAGGACGGCCGGGTGCCAGTACGCCGAGAACGAGGCGGAGTACCGCAAGGCGCTGCGCGTCGCGATTCTTGAGGAACGGGACAAGGGCACGCCGGCGACGATCACGAGCGACCTGTGCAGGGGACGGCCCGACATCGCCGAGCTCAAGCGCCTGCGCGACTGCTCCGAGGCAATCTACAAGTCGAGCCAGGAGGCCATCAACGTCTACAAGCTGCGCATAAGGATGCTAGACGCCCAGATCGCCCGCATATGGAACAGCGGGAACGTCACCCAAGGAGGATATCTGTGAAAGACTTCACCATCGACGGCTACGTGACCAAGAACGTCGAGACCCGCTCCACGCAGAGCGGGCAGCTCGTGACGCGCTTCACGGTCAACAGCCCGAACTACAACCGCGAGACGCGGCAGAACACGCCCCAGTTCTTCGACTGCGAGTACTGGCACAGCGGGCAGCAGGACGACAAGGCCCGCAACATCGTGGAGGGCGCGCTGCTGCTCCTGTGGGGCAGCCTCGCCTACGACAGCTGGCAGGACAAGCAGACCGGACAGAACCGCTCCAAGGCGTACCTCAAGGTGCGCGAGATCGGCGTCATCAGGCCGCCGCAGCCCAAGCAGTACCAGCAGCCGCAGGGCTACCAGCAGGCCGCCTACGCGCCGCAGCCCGCCCAGCAGCAGTACACCCCGCAGCAGGCGGCACCAGCGCCGCGCTACGGCTCGCAGCAGGTCGCCCAGGCACCCGCGCCCGCCCAGCGGCAGTACGCCCCGCAGGCGGCACCGCAGGCGGCGCAGCAGCCGCCCGTCATCGACGTGTACGACGAGGACATCCCGTTCTAGGAGGTGGACAGTGAAGAGGTTCCAGCAGGTTGCGGCGGCGCTCCTCTTCGCGTCGCTGCTCCTGCTCGCCCTCCTCGCCGTCGCGCTGCTGTGCTCGATGCTCCTGGCGGGCATCGTGGGCACGCTGCGCGGGATAGCGTGGTGATGGGCGTGCAGGTATTGGATTCGCTCATCGACGGCCCCCTGCAGCTGGGCAATAGGCGCGAGGGCGACGAGCTCATCGGCATGATCGTGCGGTTCCTCCGCACGGGAGATGAGCCGTCGCCGCGCACGGACGCCCAGAGGATGGCTCTGGCCATGGTGCGCCCGGTGCTCGACAAGAGCCGCAAGCGCATCGTCGCCGGAAGCGAGGGCGGAAGCAAGTCGGTAAGCAAAGCAGCAAGCAAACGACAAAGCAAACAGGCAAGCAAAACGTCAAGCGAACCGGAAAGCGAAGAGGAAAGCATATCCGCAAGCAGAAAGGCAAGCGATATATATTCCTCTTCCTCTCTTCCTCTTCCTGATTCCCCTTCCGAGGAGGAGGGGTGCGGGGAGGAGGGCGGCGCAATCCCCTACGCGGAGATCGTCGCCGCACTCAACGAGGCGGCGGGCACGTCGTACCGCCCGACCTCGAAGAAGACGCGGCAGCTCATCCACGCCAGATGGGCGGAGGGCTTCCGCCTCCCCGACTTCGAGGCCGTCATCGCAACCATGTCGGCGGCGTGGCTCAACGACCCGAAGATGGCCGCGTACCTGCGCCCAGAGACGCTTTTCGGCACCAAGTTCGAGAGCTACCTGAACAGGCCGAGACCGAGGAAGGGGGCGCGCGATGGAGACCCGTTCGCAGCGTACTAGGCGATGCCCGCACTGCGGGCGTGAGCTAGAGCCGATCGTGCTCCCCGCCCTCTTCGGCGCGAAGGAGCCGCACGTGGTCGGCTTCGAGCTGTGCTGGTGCCCGGGGGCGAAGGCCGAGCGGTCCGAGCGCGAGCGCGAGGAGGCCGAGCGTAGGGCGCGCGAGGAGGCCGAGAAGCGCCGCAGGGACTACGAGCGCGCCGGCATCAAGCCGAGGTTCGCGGTCGCGGAGTCTCCCATGGCGGCGGGCATCATGGAGGGCGTCCGGGAGGGGCGCGGGGCCTACATCTTCGGCCCCGTCGGCACCGGCAAGTCGCACCTCGCGTCCGCCGTCGCCCGCATGGCGGTTGACGAGGGCATGAGGGTGCGCGTCACGGACATGCCCGGCATCATCGCCAGACTCAAGGGCACGTTCGGCACGCAGGCGAGCGAGGAGGACGTGCTGGCGGGGCTGTCGCGGTGCGGCCTCCTCGTGATAGACGACTTGGGCAAGGAGCCGCCGACGGACTGGACCCTCACGCAGGTGTTCCGCGTCATCAACGACAGGTACGAGACCATGAGGCCGGTGGTCGTCACGTCGCAGTACGACCTCAAGGCGCTGGGCGGCAGGCTGTCGCGCAACGGCGACGTGGATACTGCCCTCGCCATCGTAAGCCGCCTCTCCGAAATGTGCTCCAAGCACGAGATGAGGGGCGCGGACAGGAGGCTCCATGGCCAAGGTTGACACGCTCCCCGCCATCCTCGTGCCGCTCATGAGCGCGCCGAGCATCAGGCTCGACCGCTGCGCGGTGTGCGGAAGGCCGCGACCGCTGAACCAGCACCACATCGTGCGCAGGGGCGCGGGGAGGCTCTACCGCGCGGGCGTGGAGGTCGAGAAGCCCACGATCACGCTGTGCGGCTTCGGGAACAACCTCTCCGACGCGGACGGACGCCCCTACTGCCACGGCCTCGCGCACGCGAACAGGCTGCACTTCCGGTGGGTTCCGGGCGAGGCCGTGCCGGGGAACTTCGGCAACTACGGGCGGATGCTGGGCGGCGTCGGCGGGCACCTTGAGTACCTGCTGCTGGACGAGCCGACGAGCTACGCCGCCGCCCTTGAGATGGACGGGTGGAGGCCGCTGAGGAGGTGGCGCGGGTGAGCATGGACCAGTACGAGCCGCCGAGCGGCTGGAACCTCCCGCCCGGGTGCTTCGAGGGCGACCCGCGAGCACCGTGGAACGCCCCCGACCCGTGGGAGGGCAGATCGTGCGGCGAGTGCCGCAACTGCAGCGAGTGCAAGCTGCTCGACGGGACGAAGGTGAAGGTCTGCACCTGCGACGGGTGCGACCTTGAGGAGATAGAGCCGGAAGCCCCCGCATGCGAGGGCTTCGAGGACTGGTAGGAGGAGACATGACTGAGCAGGACAGGGCGCGCGAGGCGCGCATCAGGCTCGACGCGGCGCGCAAGCACATCACCGAGGCCATCGAGGCCATCAGCGGCCCCAAGCCGGACTGGGTGCGCTGCGGGGCGTTCATCGACATGGCGGGCGACGTGATGCCGTTCGTCAGGGAGGTGGACGAGCGATGAGCGTCATCTGCTCAAGGTGCGGGCGCGACATCGACGCCATCGGCCAGGACAACGTGAGCTACACACGGGAGCCCGTGTGCGAGGACTGCGCCGACAGGTGCGGCGACTGCGCGCACTTCATCGGAGGAGGCGACTGGAACCTGTGCTGCAGGCTCGACTGGGGCCTCCACTACGAGGACAGCATCGCGTGCGGAAGGTTCTCCGACAGATTAGAGGTCGATGCCTCGTGAGCCACGGCAGGCACCACCGCAGACGCCGCACCGCGCGCAAGCGCCGCATGTGCTCCGAGAAGACGCGGTTCGCGTGCGAGATGGCCGCCATGAGGGCGGGTGCGAGGCTGGGGATGGATTGGTACCGCTGCCCCTACTGCGGGGGCTACCACCTCACGAGCAAGAACAGGATGAAAGGCACCGAGTCATGAGGGAAGAGAAGATCGCCCGCAGCCGCCGGCAGCTCGCGAAGCACGTGTGGCGCATGCGGGTGAAGAGCGGATGCACGTTCGAGGAGATCGCCCGCGCGGTCCAATGCACGGTCGGCGAGGCGCGCGAGCTGTTCAAGGAGGCCATGAGATGAGGCTGTACGTCATCGGCCCCGTGTCGGGGCATGAGGGGGACAACCGCGAGGCGTTCGAGGAGGCGCGCCGCGAGCTTGAGGCGGCGGGCTTCAAGGCGACCATCCCTCACGACAAGATCGCGGAGGGAACCGACTGGCAGACGGCCATGCGCCAGAGCATCCGCGAGATGCTGTCCGTGCGCGCCGGGAAGCCCGTGTACGGGGGCGTGGCGGAGCTGCGGGGCGTGTTCGGCTCGAAGGGCGCGCGCTGCGAGCGCGGGGTCTGCGAGCAGCTGGGCATCCCGCACAGGACTGTCGCTGAATGGTGCGGCCTATGAGGTACATAAGCCTGTTCAGCGGCATCGAGGCGGCGAGCGTCGCATGGGCTCCGCTGGGTTGGGAGCCGCTCGCCTTCGCGGAGATCGAGCCGTTCTGCTGCGAGCTGTTGGAGAAGCGTTTCCCCGGCGTCCCGAACCTCGGGGACGTGTGCGGGGTGGATTGGAGTGCATATCGTGGAAAGTGCGACCTCATCATCGGAGGCAGCCCGTGCCAGGCGTTCAGCGTCGCGGGACGGCGCGAGGGTCTGGATGACCCGCGTGGTCGCCTCATGCTCGAATACGCGAGGGCTGTTAGAGAGGTTGAGCCCAGATGGGTTCTCTGGGAGAACGTCCCCGGAGTTCTGTCGCAGGACGGGGGGCAGCCTTTGGTACCCTCCTCGGGGTGCTGGAAGACTGCGGGTATTCTCTCGCATGGAGAGTGCTGGACGCTCAATTCTTCGGAGTACCCCAGCGCCGCCGCCGCGTGTTTCTTGTCGGACATACTAGAGCCCAGTGCGCCGCAGCGGTTCTATTTGAGCCCGAGAGCCTGCAGGGGTCTGCTCCGTCGAGCGCGGACAAAAGAGCGGAGCTTGCCGCCGGAGCTGGAAGAGGCGCTTCTTGCGCAGGCTTCATCGCCGGAGTGAACCCGAGGGCGCGCGTGGACGGATACGCCGAGGAGCAGTCCCCGACCCTCACCGTGGGGCAGACCGCAGAGGTGTTCGCAATCAACGGCAACGTGATAGGCCGCGAGCCCGAGAACGGCGGACACCAGCTGGGCATAGGGGTTTCCCCCACGCTCACTACCGCAGACAGGCACGCCGTGGCCTTCGCGCAGAACCAGCGCGACGAGGTGAGGCTGTGCGGCGGGGACGGCCAGACGGTCGGCGCGCTCGCCGCCCGTCCTGGGGCGAAGCAGCAGAGCTACGTCTGCATGGCCGACCTCACGTCGAACGCCGCCATCGACTACGACCTCTGCGGGACCCTCAAGGTCGGCGGAGGCGAGCCGGTGGTCATGGCCCCGTCGTTCAGCCGCCGCCCCGCGCAGCAGCTCCCCACGAACGAGGACGGGCTGTCCTTCGCTTTGACGAGGGGGGGGTGCCGCGAATATGCGAGACATGCGAGTGAGGAAGCTGACTCCGACCGAGTGTGAGAGGCTGCAGGGCTTCCCCGACGGATGGACCGACATCCGCGACGCGACCCCCGACACGCCGAGATGGCAGGCGCTGGGCAACTCCATGGCAGTGCCGGTCATCAGGTGGCTGGGAGAGCGCATACAGGCGGTTGATGAGATCGAGGTGGAGGTATATGGCCATCAGCAAAGATGACTGGAAGATGGGCTACAGCGAGGCGAACCCGCCGAAGGGCTGCAACAAGGGGTGCCTGCTGCTCGTCCTGCTGTGCGTCGCGCTCGACATCGCTGCGGCGTTCATGGTGTGGGAGGTCGCGCAGTTCATGGCATGGCTCGTATCGCTCATGGCGTACGCGTAGCGACACCTTCGGGAACATAGCCGTGCGGTCATCCTCCGCCGCACGGGGCACAGGGAGCCGTCCTTCCGGGGCGGCTCTCTGCATGGATGGCCGGAACGCGATGCCATGGGAGGAGGCGAGGCATGCCGAAGAAGCTCACGCCGAAGATGGAGCGGTTCTGCCAGGAGATGGCGAAGCCGAGGGCGAAGCAGCAGGACGCGTACCGCGCGGCCTACGACTGCTCGCGCATGAGCTACGCGTCCGTCTCGGTCGCAGCCTCTCGCCTCATGGCAGACCCTAGGATCGCGCTAAGAATCAAGGAAATCCGCAACGACGCCGCCAAGGAGTGCCGCTGGGAGATACACGACGCCGCGCAGCCGCTGTTCGACGTGCTGGACGGCGCGCTTCCCATCTACAAGCGCAAAGCCGAGAACGGCGTCATAGACGGCGACGCGCGCCTCGCCATCACGGAGAGCGTCAAGCTCCTGAACGACATGTTCGGCATCGACGGCGCGAGGGAGGCCATGGACGAGGCGGGAGTGACCATTGTCGATGACCTCGGTTAAGCTGTCCTCCATCATCGCCTCCGTGTTCTGGCCCGTCTGGCGCGCCATCAAGAGCCACGAGTTCACGCACTACTGGTTCAAGGGCGGGCGCAACTCAACGAAGTCGAGCTTCATAAGCATCGCCATAGTCCTGCTCATCATGGCGAACCCCGACGCAAACGCCGTGGTGTTCCGCAAGGTTGGCAACACGCTCGCCGACTCCGTGTACGAGCAGATCATGTGGGCGTGCGACATGCTGCACGTCTCGCACCTGTTCAACTTCGGCAAGTCGCCCATGAACATCACCTACCTGCCCACGGGGCAGGTCATCCGCTTCCGAGGGTGCGACCGACCCGAGAGGCGCAAGTCTCCGAAGTTCAAGCGCGGCTACTGCGCCATCGTGTGGTTCGAGGAGGTCGCCGAGTTCGGCTCCATGGCAGAGATTCGCAGCATCCTCGCGTCGTTCCTGCGCGGCGGCAGCCTGTTCTGGGTCTTCTACAGCTACAACCCGCCCATGAGCGCGCGCAACTGGGTGAACAAGGAGGCGCGCGACATCGAGGCGCACCCCGGCGAGGACGGGCGCTTCATATGCCACACCACGTACCTCGACGTCATCGGGGAGCACCCCGAGTGGATAAGCGAGCAGGCGCGCATCGAGGCGGAGCGCAGCAGGCGCAAGACGCCGGACGCGTACCGCTGGGAGTGGCTGGGCGAGGTCATCGGCACGGGCGCGGAGGTGTTCCCCGACTCGCTCATCGAGATAAGGCGCATCACGGAGGAGGAGCGCGCGTCGTTCGGTGCCGTCTCGCACGGCGTGGACGCGGGCAGCGTGCATCCGTGGGTGCATGAGTGCGTCGCGTACGACGAGAACGAGCGCATCCTGTACGTCTTCGGCGAGGACGTGAGGCGCGGCATCGAGGCGCACGACAGCCGCACGGCGAAGGTGCTCATCGACAGGCTCGACGCCATGGGCGAGCCCGACGCCGACGTGTGGTGCGACAGCGCGGCGCGCGGAATGATTCTCTACTACCGAGACCAGGGCATCAACGCGCGCAAGGCGTTCAAGCAGGGGCTGAACTCGCCCGCCTCGCGCGTCAGGTGGATGCAGAACCTCGCGAAGATCGTCATCGACCCGGACGATGCCCCGCTCGCCGCACGGGAGTTCCCCGAGTACGAGTACGTGGCGAACGCCCAGGGCGACATTACCGAGACACTACCGAAGGTAGACGACGACGCCATCGATGCGGTCGGCTACGGCAGCGGAGTGTGGATAAGGAGCAACCTCTGATGGAGAAGCGCGGAGACAAGGCCACTCACATCGAGACGTGGCTGCAGAGCCTCGGATACTCGCCTGACACCAGTATGCGCGGGATGATCGGCGTGTGGTGGGGGTGGCTGCTCGCCGACAACAGCTGGTACCACTACAGCGAGCGCAGGGGCTTCCGCGTCTACAAGCGCGAGCGCGTGAGCCTGCATCCAGCCGCCCTCGTCGCCGACGAGTGGGCGAGCCTCCTCATGACGGAAGGCACCGTCATCTCTTCGAGCAACCCAGACCGCGCCGAGTGGATGGCCCGCCACTTCCCGAACCCGGACACCGGCTCGCAGACGGACGAAGGGAAGCCGACCGAAGACATCGAGGAGCCGCAGAGCTTCGCCATGGACAACGCCGACTTCATCTCCCGAGCCTTCGCGCTGGGAACCGGCGCGTGGGTCATCGAGCCGCACGGCGTGACCGAGAACGCGACCACGCCGGACGCGGAGCTTCGCATCGTGGAGTACGACGCGACCCAGATATACCCGCTCACCTACTCGACAAAGGGATGCACGCAGTGCGCCTTCTCCGGGCGCGTCGAGGTCGGGGGCAAGGCGTACGACCAGTGCCAGGCGCACGTCATCATCGACGGCGAGTACCACATCCTCACGCAGCTCTTCGGTGACAACGGCCAGAAGGTCGAGGTGGAGAGCATCGTCGGCGACTTCAACACCCACTGCAAGAGGCCGCTGTTCTCGCTCGTGACCCCCGGCGTGCCGAACCACCACCGCGCGTACAGCGCCATGGGCGCGAGCGTGTACCAGAACGCGCTGGGCGCGATAAAGACCACGGACGAGGCGCTGACCGGGTTCCTCGACCACATGCGCGTGGGCCGCCCCAAGACCTTCATCGATGACACGCTCATCGAGAGCAAGACCGAGAAGGACAAGAAGACGGGCGAGACCGTGAAGACCTACTACGCCTTCGGCGAGGCCGATGACTGCGTGTTCCGCATGCGCCCGGGAGACGAGGGCGGCAAGAAGATCGACGTGGTGCAGACCGACCTCAAGGTGGACGAGCTGACGGAGGCCATCAACACGGGGCTGCGCATGCTGTCGCTCACCTGCGGGTTCGGAAACGCGCGCTTCTCATGGGACGCGCACACCGGCCTCAAGACCGCAAAAGAGGTGAGCGCGGACAACTCCATGCTCATGAACAGCATCAAGAAGCACACCAACAGCCTGCGCAAGTCCATCGTCCGCCTCGTGAACGGCATGGCCGAGGCGTGCCGCAAGATTCGCGGCGAGAACGTGCCGTACGGCGACGTAACCGTGACCTTCGATGACTCCATCGTCACCGACACCACGAGCGCGCGCGAGATGGCCATGAGCGAGGTCGGCGCTGGCATTATGCAGGCATGGGAGTACCGCAAGCGGTTCTACGGCGAGAGCGAGGAGGACGCCAAGGCCGCGCTCGCGGACGCCTCCATGCAGGAACCGGGACCAGACCCGTTCGACATGCTCGATGACGGGCTGTCCTGATGCTCGATCCGGAGTACATAGACCGCTTCACGGACGCGGCGCAGGGGGCGATGGACGCGTACACCCTGCGCCTCGTGTGCATCTACTCCGCGCTGCTGGGCTCCATAGACTTCGAGGGCGATGGCGCGTACCTTGAGGCGGCGCGGGAGGCAGCCAAGGCCGAGGCGGACGCAAAGAAGGCGATGAACAAAGAGGGGCGCGAGGCCGCGCGAGAAGCGGCGCGAGCCGCCGCCGAGGCGCTTGCGCAGTCGGAGGCCAACGACCTGGCAGCCATAGGCATGGCGGTCGCCGAGCTGTCCTCCATGGCGCGCAAGAGGCTCCACAACGCCGCGCGCGCCACCGTCGCGGGCGTGCAGGACATCATCACGCGGGACAACCTCAAGATGCCCGCAGCCGTCCAGAGGAACTACCTAGAAGTCGCCGCAGAGGCCATCGCGAGCGTCAACAGCGGCCTGTCATCGTACGAGGATGCCGTGCGCAGGGCGGTGTTGGAGCTGTCCAGGCGCGGCGTGTCCGTGGTCGAGTACAAGAGCGGGGCGAGGGCGCAGGCCGACGTTGCCATGCGCCGGCACGTCCGCACGCAGGTCATGCAGGCGGGTGCGAGGAACACGCTCGCGCTCATGGAGGAGACGGGCCACGACCTCGTTCAGACTTCGAGCCACGGTGGAAGCCGTCCCGAGCACGCGAAGTGGCAGGGCCGCGTGTTCTCCCTGTCCGGGAAGTCGGGCAAGTACCCGGACTTCCGCTCATCGACCGGATACGGCAGCGTTGACGGACTCTGCGGGGCTAACTGCAAGCACTCATTCGGCATCTACGTCGAAGGCAGGAAGAAGCGTTACGAGAGCGACCCCGACGGAGGCGACGAGAAGAGGCAGGAGCGGTACGAGGCGTCGCAAAGGCAGCGAGAGATAGAGCGGAACATCAGGAAGTACAAGCGCGACTCCGCCGCCCTGCAGGCAGCCGGCATAGATGACACGCCGGAGCGCATGAAGCTCGCCAAGTGGCAGGGCGAGCAGCGGGCGCACCTGGCGAAGCACCCGTACCTGACGCGCCGCTACGAGCGCGAGAACCCGTACGAGACGCAGACGAGGGTGTACGCGCTCACGAGGCAGAAGGTGAGCCGCACTGCGTACATGGCGCACCCAAACACCAAGGCCATCATCCGCGACGCGGGAGTGAGCCAGAAGCGCGTGGGCGAGCTGGTCAAGGCATCCGGAGCGAACTTCGAGACCATGGCGGCGCGAGATCGCCGCGCGACGCTCGATGCCGCGATACGGAGGGCGAAGGTCGAGAAGCGCAGGGACAAGCGCGTCGCCGACAAGGCGGCGAACGTCGTTCTCGCGGGGAAGCAGAACAAGCACATCCCCGGGACCAAGGAGTACCGTCAGCAGCTTGAGAAGGTTAAGTGCGAGGGCGTGTTCCCGGAGCCGAGCGCGCTGACCGTGAGCGCCGAGGAGGCGCAGCGGCTAGTTGACGAGTACGCGGGCACAGGGGCGGTCATGCCGTCGAGGAACGGGACGTGGAACTCGCGCGAGGTGTGCGAGGCGACGAGGGTGATAGGCTACGTCGTGACCGAGAACGGCGATAGAATAGACACCAACAGGTTCACCATCCACTACGCCAAGAACGGCGTCCACATCGTACCGGCGGCACCGAGGGAGGAGCAGGCATGAAGATAACCGAGGCCATAGAGCACTACGGCAAGCGAGTCTCCGTGCGCTGCGCCGACGGCGAGGAGATCACCGGCAAGCTCGACTACTACCAGACGCACGCCGATGACGCCGACGACGCCGAGCGCATAGGCATCGAGGAGATGCCCGGGTTCCTAACCGACATACCCATCGATGAGGTCGAGAGCATAACGCCGCTCGCGTAGCGACAGGCGCAGCAAAGACACCGAGCCGCCCCACGGGGCGGCTTTTTTGTTCCCGAGCGACACCTGCGGGAAATTACGGGCACGCGAAGGCAGGGCGGCGACAACAGCCCGCGAGCGCGACCACGGCGACAACGGTGGGCCATCCAAGCGCGCAGGGAAGCGCGAAAACCAAACACGGAAGGAGACGGAGATGGCGAACCAGAACACCGACCCCCAGAACACGGAGCCGCAGGGCGGAGACCCGCAGGAGCCGAAGAAGGAAGTGGTGTCCCTCGCGAAGTACGAGCGCGAGAAGGCGGAGTGGGAGGCCGAGCGCGAAAGCCTCAAGGCCGAGCTCGCCAACCGCGACAAGCAGATCGAGGACATCACGGCGAAGGTCGGCGACACCGAGGCGATGCAGAAGGCCCTCGATGAGGCAAAGGCTAGCAACGAGGCGTTCAAGGCGGACGCCGAGAAGCGCGAGGCTGCCATGCGCCGCGACTTCGCCATCGACACGAAGCTGACCCAGATGGGCGCTCGCAACGTCAAGGCGGTGCGCGCCGTCATCCCGAACCTCGATGACGCGCAGCTCGATGACAGCGGCGACATCAAGGGCATCGACTTCGACGCTATCAAGAACGACAACGCCTACCTGTTCGCCGACCAGCAGCGTTTCGACACCGGCGGCGAGCGCAAGGGAGGCACGAACGACGGCCCCGCCATGACCATCGGCGAGGCCCTAGCACAGATGGGAGACTAAATGATCACCCTCACCGACCTCGCGAAGAACGCCCAGGACAAGATCACCCAGGGCTTCATCAACGAGACCATCACCGACAGCTACCTCCTCGGCGCGCTCACGTTCGATGACTGCCTGAACTCCACGGGCACGTCCGACCTCGTGTACGGCTACAAGCGCGTCACCACGCCCATGGAGGCCGCGTTCCGCGCGCTCAACTCCGAGCCTGCCGTGAGCGAGCCCAAGATCGAGCGCATCACCACGCGCGTGGCCATCCTGTCCGATGCGTGGAAGATGGACCGCGTGTCCAAGGACGCCGCAAGCGACCTCTACCAGCTCCATCTTGAGGAGTCCAAGAACGCCATCATCCGCAAGTTCAACAAGACCATCATCAACGGCGACACCGATGTGGAGGAGAACGGCTTCGACGGCCTCAACAAGGCGCTGACCGAGAGCTCCACGGAGTTCCAGAGCGCCGTCGACCTCTCCACCATCACGCAGGCGTCCGCGCTCGCGTTCGCGGAGGAGATGGACAACATGCTCTCCGCCCTCACCCGCACGCCCGACGTGCTGCTCGTCTCCCCGTTCATGAAGGTCAAGATCAACGCCATTCTGCGCATCCTCGGCCTCGCAACCGCGTCCGCCGACACCGCAGGCCGCCGCGTGTCCCAGTGGGACGGCATCCGCATCGAGGAGCTGCGCGACGGCGCTCACACCACCAACGACGTCTACGCAGTCTGCCTCGGCATCAACGAGTTCCACGGCATCACGCTCAAGGGCGGCAGCGCCGTCAGCGTCCACCTGCCCAACTGGAACGAGCCGGGTGCCGTCAAGACCGGCGACGCCGAGTTCGTGTGCGGCTGCGCCCTCAAGAAGACCAAGGCCGCAGGCGTCCTCCGCGCCGCGCCCGTGGCTGTGTCCAAGGTCACGCTCTCGCAGAAGACCATGAGCATCGGCATCGGTGCCAAGAAGACCCTCAAGGCGACCGTCGAGCCCGCCAACGCGACCGACAAGACCGTGACGTTCGAGTCCTCCGACCCCTCCAAGGCAACCGTTGACGCCAACACTGGCGAGGTCGAGGGCAAGGCCGCAGGCAACACCAACATCACCGCCAGGGCAGGGGGCAAGACCTCCGAGGCTTGCGCCGTGACCGTCAGCGGCGAGTAGCGGCATGGAGCAGGGCAAGCCGACATACGAGCAGTACAAGGCTTCCGGCGGGGAGCTGGACGAGGCGGCCTTCGCCTCGTCCCTCCCCCACGCCCTGTCCGCCGTGCGCGACGCCATCTTCCCGAACGAGCCGGACGGCTCCGACGAGTGGATGCGTGCCGTGTTCGCCGCCGTGGCGGTGGACGCGTCGTACGGGGCGTCCGGGGGCGTTGCCGAGGGAGGCTCGTTCTCCATCGGCTCGTTCAGCTACTCGGAGGGCTCCGCCGGCGGCTCGTCGTACCGGGCGGACATGGACTCCGCCATCAGGCGCGAGCTGGTCGGAACCGGCCTCCTCTTCTCCGGCATTGGAGGCATCCGATGAGGCCGATACCTCGCTCCGCGAGGCCGTCGACCGCATCTGTCAGGGTGCCGAAGGGCGGGGACTACGGGGGCGAGTTCGAGGAGCCGTCCGCCATCGAGCGCGTGCGGTTCGAGCCCGCATCAGCATGGCTCGTCCGACAGTACGGCCTCGGTGACGGGGCGCAGGGTCTCGTCTTCATCGACGGGGCCGACAGCCCGGGGGCGTTCGAGGTCCCCGTCGGCTCGAAGCTGCGCATCGACGGCGGCGAGTGGATGAACGTGACCCGGTGCGCGACGCGCCGGGCGTTCGGTAAAGGCGTCCACCACTGGGAGATCGAGGTGAGATGACATGGCCACGGCGTTCGACTGCGAGGTCGAAATCGACATATCCGCCCTTGAGGCGCGGTTCAGCGCGAAGGCCATCGCCGATGCGCAGGCGCTTCTCGTGTCCGACATCGCCGAGGACATGAACGTCTACTGCATGCGCGACTCCGGCTACCTGCAGGAGCACATGCAGACGGCGACGGACGCGCGCGAGGCGCTGATCATCTGGGACGCTCCGTACGCGAAGTACGCCTACAACGCCGACACCGCCAAGACCGACAAGAACCCGAACGCGCACACGCACTGGGCCGAGTTCGCGAAGCAGCAGCACCTCGAAGAGTGGAAGCAGGACGCCCTCCGGCTTCTTGAGGAGAGGCCATGAGCCGCCCGGACGTTCCGGAGGCAGCGAAGAGCCTCCTCCTAGCGGAGGGCTACTCCCCCGTCGTGGTGTCCCGCCTCGACGCCGTGGGCAAGAGGGAGGCCATCGTGCTGCGCCCAGCGCCGTCAACGACGAGCGCACGGTACGTGGACGGCAGCAGGCGCATCGCGTACGTGCTGCAGGTCCTGTGCAAGCGCGAGAGCGAGCTGCAGGCGATGGAGGAGTCCCACGGGATAGCCGAGCTTCTGGATGGAAGCCACCTCCCGTCCCCGACCGACTCGTACCAGTTCGTCAGCGCGGAAATCTACACGGAGCCGCAGGAGCTGGGCGTCGATGAGTCCGGCTTCTACGTATGGGAGCTTCGGATAAGAGCAAACATCATCATCATCTGAAAGGACACACAGCATGGCCAAGAAGAGCGACCTCGGCTTCGCGCCGAACTACGCAAACGCGCTTGAGGTTGACATCACGCCCGACGCTTCCAGCCCCACGTGGGCCATCCTCTCGCGCGGCATCACCAACATCACCCCGTCCCCCAACGAGAACGCGGAGGACAAGGACTACTACGACGGATACGGCGTCCCCGAGACCAAGGTGACGAGTACGCAGATTCAGTACGAGGTCGAGGGCGACCGCTGCTACGGCGACCCAGCCCAGGACTACATCTCCTCCTGCGCGCTTGAGACCGGCGACGGGCGCAAGACCCGCTTCCGCCACACCGCCCCGAACGGCGACGTCATCGAGGGCGACTGCACCCTGCTCAACCTCACCCCGAACTCCGGTCAGGGCGAGGCGAGCGCGCCCGGTGCGTTCACCTGCACCGTCGCGACCGCAGGCTATCCCGAGTTCAAGCCGGCGAACAAGCTCAAGCTGCCCACCGCCGTCACGGCGGAGGACGTGAGCGTGGCGGTCGATGCCAAGATGAAGATCGAGGCCACCGTAACGCCGGAGGATGCCAACGGGAAGTGCTTCTTCGCCTCCGGCGACACCGACATCGCCACGGTCGACTCCGACGGCAATGTGACCGGCGTCTCCGAGGGCAAGTGCAAGATCGCCATCCGCGCGGCATCCAAGCCCGCCATCCTCAAGACCATCGAGGTGACCGTCACCGCGAAGACGGAGTAAGCGACACCTTCCATAACCTCCGAACCACGGGGGCGCGGGCTTGTGAGCGGCCCGCGCCCCTCTTTTCATGCCTTGCTCACGGGCAGAGAGAGGAAAGCGAAATGGAAATCCTGCGCCTATCGAGACCCTACGAGGACATCTACTTCGAGGACCCGGAGGACAACCCGGACACCCCGCGCTTCCGCGTGTTCTTCGATGACGACGGCATCGAGGAGATGCTGCGCAAGGTGGCCGACGCCATCGACCGCGCCCAGGCCATCGACAAGAAGCTGCAGGCCGCCCAGACCGCAGAGGAGCGCGCCGAGCTGACCGAGATGATGACCAAGCTCGAGAAGCGAGTCATCGTCGCCTTCATCGGCGCGGAGGGGTACGACCAGCTGCTCGAATGGATGGGGGACGGCGAGCCCATCGACCCGTCCAAGTACACGAGCATGCTGGGCGAGGTCATGGCCTCGTTCCTCATGCTGTTGGGCCGCAAGGCGACCAACGAGCAGCTGCGCAAGTGCGGGCTGTACTACTCGCAGGAGAGCGCGCAGACCAAGGCGTTCCTGCAGGCGCAGCGAAAGAACCAGCCCAAGGTCATCCAGGGCGGCAAGGGCAAGAAGAGCCGCAAGTGAACGCCTGCGACCTCACATCCCGCCGCGTAAGGCTCGAAGACGGTGGCAGCGCAACGCCGTACCCGTGGAACGGCGAGGAGGTGCTGGTGCGCGACGATGCCCTCACCGTGCTCAAGTGCATCGAGCTGCTGCAGGACGAGGGGATACCCGAGGACGAGAAGGCTGCGGAGTTCATCCCCGCGTTCTTCGCCGACGCAGCCGATGCATTCCTCGCATGCGACTACGACCCGCGCGAGTTCAGCAGGCTCATCGAGTCCGCCGTGTGGGACGTGTGCGGCATAGACCTCAAGGGGGACAAGCCGCACGAGGACCCGCTGTGGGACCCCGTTGAGGACGCCGCCTACATCCGCATCAGCTTCCGGGCGGAGTACGGCATCGACTGGGACGCCGTGCGCGGAGAGATTGGGTTCGCCGAGTTCGTCGCGCTCGTCGGCGGATGCTCGATGGACACCCCGCTGGGAAGGGCCATCTACTACCGCAACCCCAAGACGCGCCCGCAGCGCGCAAAGAAGAACGCGAACAAGAAGGAAATCGAGGAGTGGGAGCGCCTGCACAGGGCGTACGCACTCGGGAAGCGCCGGAGCTCACACGGCACGAACGAAGGGAATAACGCGGCGATGAACGATGCGTTCGCCGCCCTCAAGCGTGCAGCGAGGTGAGCATGGACGGCTCCGTCATCATCAAGGCGGTACTTGACTCCTCCGGCGTCGAGAAAGGCGTCAAGGGTGTAAAGAACAGCCTCAACAGCGTCACATGGGACGGGATAAAGAAGGGCGACGCGGCGGCGCAGAAGCTGTCCGGCTCGCTCAAGACGGCAGGCACCGCAGCGACCGTCGGCCTCACCGCGCCGATCGTCGCCGCCGGTGCCGCCGCGTTCAGCACGGCGGCGAACTACGAGCAGGCGACCGCCCGCATACAGTCCGCCCTCGGCCTCACCGCCGAGGAGGCGGAGCGCCTGGGAGACGTCGGCGAGGGCATCTACGAGAACGGCTTCGGGGCGTCCCTCGACGCCGTTTCCGACGCGCTCATCACCGTACGCCAGAACCTCGGCGACCTCAACGACCAAGACCTCGAATACGTGACGCAGGCCGCGCTCACGCTCTCCGACACCCTCGACATGGACGTGGGCGAGAGCGTGCGCGGCGTGAACGCCCTCATGAACGGCTTCGGCCTCTCCGCGCAGGACGCCATGGACCTGTTCGTGGCGGGCGCGCAGGACGGCCTCAACTACTCCGGGGAGCTGGGCGACAACCTCGCCGAGTACGGCCCGCGCTTCGCGCAGATGGGCTTCTCCGCAGAGGAGTACTTCTCCATCCTCAAGACCGGAGCCGACAACGGCGCGTACTCGTTGGACAAGGTGAACGACTTCCTCAACGAGTTCCAGACCTCGCTCACCGATGGCCGCATGGACGAGCAGATCGGACGTTTCAGCGAGTCCACGCAGCAGCTCTTCGAGTCCTGGAAGCAGGGCGGGGCGACCGGGCAGCAGGTCTTCGAGGCGGTCATGGGCGAGCTCGCCAAGATGCCCGACGGCTATGAGAAGGCGAACATCGCCTCCGAGCTGTGGAGCAGCCTGGGCGAGGACAACGCCATGGGCATGATCACGAGCCTCGCGGGCGTGGAGAACAAGTACGGCGACGTGGCCGGCGCGGCGGGCGCGGCAGCCGACGCGGCGTCCGACAGCTTCGCGGGCAAGGCGCAGAGCGCCATGCGCGAGCTGCAGGGTGCCATCGAGCCACTGGGGCAGCCACTCCTCAACATCGCCACCAACGTCGCGGGCGTCGTCCGCTCCTTCGGCGAGTGGTTCGACGGCATCGGGGAGGGCGGCCAGATGGCCGTGCTCGCCATCGCCGGCATCCTCGCCGCCATAGGGCCGGTGCTGTCCGTCGCGGGCAACCTCGTGACGGTCATCCCCGCCATCACCGCCGCCCTGAGCGGAGCGGGAGGTGCCGCCGGGCTGTTCGGCGGCGCGCTCACCGCGCTCACGGGGCCGGTTGGCATCGTGGTGGGCGTGGTGGCCGGACTCACCGCCGCCATCGTCTACCTGTGGAACACGAACGAGGGCTTCCGCACTGCGGTGACCGAGGCATGGAACGCCATCTGGGGAACCATTCAGGGCGTCATCGCGCAGCTGCAGCCGTACGTCCAGCAGGCGTGGGCGGCCATCTCCAACGCGGTCATGCAGGCCATGAACGTCATCATGCCCATCGTGAGCGCGGGCTTCCAGTTCATCATCGCCGTGGCAGTCCCCATCCTGCAGCAGCTCTTACAGAATGTCGGCAACACGTTCCAGGTGATACTCTCCACCATCACCAGCGTCATGAACGGCATCGCGCAGATCATCCAGGGCGCGTGGACGCTTATACAGGGAATCTTCCAGACCGTGCTGGGCCTCATCAACGGCATCGTGACGGGCGACTTCTCGCAGATGCAGGCGGGCATCGACGGAATCATGTCCGGCATCACGGGCATCGTCTCCGGCGCGTGGAACGTCATCATGGGCGTGGTGAGCGGTGCCATCAACGGCGTGGTGACGACGGTGCAGAACGGCCTGAACACGGCGCTGTCCGTGGTGCAGGGCATCTTCTCCGGCATCGAGTCCGCCGTGAGCAACGCCATGAACGGGGCGAAGAACGTGGTCTCCGGCGTCATCAGCGCCATCAAGGGGTTCTTCAACTTCCGCATCTCGTGGCCGCACATCCCGCTGCCGCACATCCACTACGACCTCATCGAGGTGCCGCTGCTGGGCAAGATTCCGAACCCGGCCACTCTGTCCATCAGCTGGTACGCGAAGGGCGGCGTCTTCAACGGCCCCAGCGTCATCGGTGTCGGCGAGGACGGTCCCGAGGGCGTCGTGCCGTTCAACAAGCGAGGGGCCGCGCCGCTCGCCGAGGGCATCGCCGAGCAGCTTGAGAAGCTGGGCGGGGGCAAGGGCGGCGACACCAACGTGACAATCAACCTGTACGCGACCGTGCGCGAGGAGGCGGACATCCACAAGCTCTCGCGCGAGATCGCGAAGGAGATAAGGCGCACCGAGTTGAGGCAGGGGGCATACGCGTGATCTACAACGGATTCGACTTCTCCCCCTGGTTCAAGACCAAGCTCATAACCCGCTCGCTCCTCCCCGAGTACGAGGTGGAGACCGAGGACATCCCGTACCGCCCGGGCGAGCGGTTCATGCGCGCGAAGCTCAAGCCGCTCACCATCACCGTGCGTGCGGAGTGGCGGGCGCGCCCGTCCGACGACATGGCTGCGCTGCGCCGCACCATGGCCGCGCGCCTCGTGTGCCTCAAGGAAGCGCCCCTCGTGCTCGACGACGAGCGGCACCTTGGGCTCAGCTACATGGCCGTGCTCACCTCCCCCGGCGAGCTCGACAACCTGTGGCACACGGGCAGCGCCGAGCTTGAGTTCACCGCGTACGACCCCATCGCCTACGGCGCGACCAAGCGTGGGGCGGTGGGGTACAGCACCTCGCTCGTCGTTGGCGGTTCGTACGAGACGCGCCCCGTCGTGACGTGCAAGCCCGGAGGCTCCGTGAGCTACATCAGGCTCACGAACATGGACACGGGCGAGTACGTACAGATAACCGCCGCGCTCACCTCCTCCTCGACCGTGGTTATCGACATGGCGGAGGAACAGGTGACGATTAACGGCGCGAACGCGGCGGTCACCTACGAGAGCGACTACTTCGCGCTGCAGCCCGGGCGCAACAGCCTGCGGCTGTCGAGCGGCACGGGCACCATCGAGTGGACAGAGAGGCATATCGGCTGATGCGGCTGTGGGTTACCGACAGATGGGAGGCCTTCAAGGGCCCGATCAAGACGATGGCCTCGTGCGTGGACGTGCGCGAGGTCAACGGCGAGAACGCGCTGACCATCACGTGCCTCGCGTCCCTTGAGAAGGGCGACCGCATCGTGTGGCAGGACAAGAAGGGGCGCTGGCGCGAGAACATCGTGGACGGCGTGACCGAGGAGCGCGCACGCGCCGGCATCGTCTACACCTACTACTGCCCGAGCTCCGCGCAGGTCGAACTCTCGGGCGACTATCTTGAGGACAAGCGCCCGCTGGACACCACCGCGAGCGTGGCAATGGCGTCCGCGCTCTCAGCGAGCCGCTGGACGGTCGGCGACGTGGCGGACCTCGGGCAGGGCGGCACGAACTTCTACCACACCAACGCGTGGGCGGCCATCCACGACGTGGCGGACACGTGGGGCGGCGAGCTTGAGTTCGAGATCGAGGTGTCTGGCAGCAAGGTGACCGCCCGCCGCGTCAACCTGCGCGAGCGCGTGGGAGCGGACACGGGGAAGCGGTTCACGTACACCAAGGACCTCGTGAGCGTGAGGCGCGAGGTGGACGAGGGCAACGTCGTGACCGCCCTCTACGGCTACGGCAAGGCACCGGAGAGCACCGACGAGGACGGCAACCTCACCGGGGGCTATGAGCGCAAGCTGACCTTCGGCGACGTCAACGGCGGGCAGAACTGGGTGGGAGACGCCGACGCCCTCGCCCGATGGGGCAGGCCGGACGGCAAGGGCGGCAAGTCCCACGTCTTCGGCGACGTCGAGTTCGAGGGCTGCGAGGACAAGAGCGAACTTCTCGCGCTCACCAAGGATGAGCTGGGAAACCGCTGCACACCGAAGGTCTCCTACGAGGTTGACGCCATCTCGCTCGCGCGTGCCGGCGAGGGCTTCGAAGGTGCCGACGAGGGCGACACCGTTCTCGTCATCGACAAGGTGTACGACCCGCCGCTGCGCGTTCAGGCCCGCATCACGAAGATCGAAGAAGACGAGCTGACCGAGGGCAAGGCGACCTACACCATCGGGAACTTCCAGACCGTCGGCGAGGTCATGGCCGCCCAGAGGTCGAACATCTCCAAGGCGACCTCGAACCTGCGCCGGACCATCACCAACGCCGTCAACGCGTCTAACGCCGCGTCCTCCACCAAGTGGGGCGCGAGCCTCACCGACACCAAGGAGTACCTTGAGGCGTTCACCAGCGACAGCGTGGCGGGGGCGAAGGACTACACCGAGCAGATCGCCGAAGAGTTGGACGCCGCCCTCAAGGAGTACGCCGAGAACGGCGACAGCACGCTCGAAGACCTGCTCAAGAAGTACACCGACGACGGCATGCTCGACCTTGAAGAGGTCTTGAAGCTCTACACGAACACGAAGGTGGAGCAGAGCGAGGAGGTGCTGCGCGCCATAGACGAGGCGAACAAGCAGTACCTCGAAGGAATCACCGACGCGCTCGACACCGCGCTCGACGCGGCTACGAACGCCATAGACGCGCTGGAAGCCAACCTCGCCAAGGTGCCGGACGACATCCAGGAGCAGATCATCGAAATGCTCAACGCCGAGCTCAACACGACCGGCGGATGGGTCTACGAGGAGCCTGGCAAGGGCATCATGGTCTACGACGCGCAGCCCGCCTACGCGACCAAGTGCGTCAAGATCGGCGGCGGGGTCATCGGCGTGGCCAACAGCAAGAACTCCGCCGGAAACTGGGTGTTCAGCACCGCCATCGACGGCGACGGCATCGCGGCGGAACGGCTCACGGGCCGCGTCCTCATCGGGAACAACAGCTACCTCAACCTTGAGAGCGGCGACGTATACCTGCGCAGCGGCAACATCCTCATCACCGACGGGAACGGGAACAAGGTCTACATCAACGCGACCAACGGCTTCCAGGTGAGGGACAAGAGCAACCGCATCATCGCGGGCACCGTCCTCATGAGCGACGGAACCTCGATGTTCCGCTGCAACATGGTCGGCACGTCCTCGACCAACTACATCACGACCGGTACAACCGTAAGCGGAAACTCCGGCGCGTCGTTTATCAAGGGGAGCACCAACTACTTCGAGGTCGAAGCTGTTCATGCGGTCGACAGCCCCGACTCGTCCTCGACGGACGGCTGCGGGATGTCAACGCTCGACTACGGCTTCCTCCACGCAAACAGGTACTACCGCCAGCTGTGGCTGCATCCGCCCGTATACAAAGGGTATCTGAGCCAACCACCGCAAGAGCTATACATGCGGGCATCTGGCAGCAGCGGAGGGGGTGCCGGATACGTCGCGCTGCGCAACAGCGACGACGATCAAGTCTACATAGATGACGACCGCCTAGACCTCGACAGCACCGGAACCGCCCGAATCAGAGCGCCGAGGTTCGCCATCGGAACCGATCCGAACAGCGGAGGAACCTACGGCATCACCGGCAGCAGGAACGTGGTGCTCACAATCGCCGACAACGGAAACGGCGGCGTGCGGTGGACGTACGGAACCGTCAACTTCATCAACGGTATATGCACTGGCTGGCCCCAATAGGAGGAACCGGATGGATAGCAGGGAACCAAAGCAAACACCAGAACCAACCTACGCAGAGCAGCCCAAGGCGAAGGAGGCAAGCATCAACCTCACCGCACAGGACGACCACGCCATGACCGCTGCGGTCGCGTCCATGGCGATGGCCATGGCGGGCCTCATGGGCCCTGTGGAAGAGGCCGCGCTGAACGACGCGGCAGCCAAGCTGATGGAAGGAGGGAACGATGGCGACGCATGAGATGGCGCTGGACGTCAACAAGTCCACCGCGCTCGCCGCCGAGATCATCACGGCCCGCGTGGGCGAGAGCGGAACGGTCATCGAGGCAACCCTGCTGAAAGACGGGGCGAATCTCACGGGGGCGACCAACGCGCGCTTCATCGCGCTGAAACCAGACCGCACCTACGCAGACCAGGCGGCGAGCGTTTCGGGCAACACCGTCACGGTCACGCTCGACCCGAAGTTCCTGAGCGCGAGCGGCGTCATCAAGACGGCCTACTTCCGCCTCACGGTGAGCGGGAAGACCGAGACCACGCCCGACATCTGGATAAACGTGCTGCCTGACGCCGAATCGCAGGCGGACGAGCCGACCGGGCCGTACGTCTCCGAGATCGAAAGCCTCATAGCACAGCTCAACACGATCAAGTCGCAGATGCAGAGCGCAACGACCTCCGCCAACACCGCCGCCGGCAAGGCCAACGACGCGGCTGCGGACGCAACCGAGGCCGCAAGCGAGGCGCGAGACGCCGCCGATTCCGTCGACGCCTCCAAAACCGCAGCCACGCAGGCGGCGAACAGGGCGAACGACGCGGCGGACGCTGCAGAGGAGGCCGCAGGAGCGGCGAACGGCGCGGCGGCCGATGCCACGGCTGCAGCCGAGGACGCGGAGGACGCCGCGAGCGCGGCGAACGCGGCCACGAAGGCGGCGAACACCGCAGCAGGGACCGCGAACTCCGCCGCAGGGGCGGCCAACACGGCGGCGGGAAGCGCCAACGACGCGGCTGCGGACGCAACCGAGGCCGCAGAGGAGGCGCGGGCCGCCGCCGGAATGGTCTCGCAGGACAAGACCATCTTCCTGGAATACGAGCAGGTGGGCGACGTGAAGTACCTGACACTGACCGACGAAAGCGAGGACTGACATGGCAAGCAAGACCCACATCATGAGCGACGAGACGGGGCAGCGCATCGCCGCCGCGCTTGAGGCGATGGCGCGCGGGTCCCTCCTGTCCTACGACGACGAGGCGGGCGAGTACGCCGGCGTCGACAAGTGGCTGCGCTCCATGCGCGACGGGCGCATCTACACGGTGAAGGTGCCGACGGGCAGCGCCGTGGCGTGCGTCAAGGCCGACGCCAACGAGGGCGTCGCCGTGCCGACGCCCGGAAGCAACACGGCGGCCGCCATCGACCCGTACTCCGCCATCGCCCCCTTCTTCCACATCGACTGCAACGCGACGGTGGACGCCGACGGCGTTCCCCACGTCACCGCCATCTCGGGCGACGGCATGTTCGCCCGCACCGGCGGCAACGGGAACGTCTGGGTGCTCGCGCCGGTGCTGTTCTGGAAGGTAGCGGACGATTCCGAGGGCGACTACACGGTCATCTCCGTCTCCGACACGCAGCTCCCCGGCTTCTCGCCGCAGCCCGGCGCGGAGCTGCCCGACGGGAGCCTCCGTCCCTGCATGCTGTACGCCAAGTACGCGCTCTCGACCTACGACGGCGAGGCCGCGAGCGTGTCGGGGGCGCAGCCGCGCACCCGCGACGTCAGCCACAACTCGCTCGTCACCATCTGCAAGACGGCGACCACCGGCTACAGCGGCCGCAGCATCGCGGACGACTGGTACCTCAAGGTCATGTTCCTGATGAAATACGCCACCAAGAACAGCCAGAGCGTGTTCCAGGGCTGCACGAGCTACAACATCATCAAGCCCGTGACCGTCGCGGCGTCGAACCAGAGCTACGTGGTGGTGGCCAAGAACCACGGGTACGTGGCGGGCAGCGCAGTCATGATCGGGACGGGCGGCACAAGCACCGATCGTGGCGCAGCCGCCGCCCACGACGTGCTGGACTACGGCATCATCAAGCGCATCGAGGGCCACGACGAGAGCAACGATAGGCTCATCCTCGACCGCGCCGCGACCACCGCCGTGGGCAACACGGTGTTCACCGCGCCATGGCCGACGGGCTGCTGCGACGGCGTGCAGGGCGACGGCTCCCCCACCTCGCGCACGAGCGCAAAGGAGCCGTTCTCCCTGCAGGGCATCGAGACGGCCATGGGCATGTACGAGGTCATGAGCGGCGTGGCGCTCAAGTACGACGGCTCCGCCTGCAACCTCATGGTGCTGCCCGACACCAAGAAGGAGGCGTCGAGCATCAGCGCGGACTACGTTGACACAGGGGTGGACCTTCCGGTGTCGGCGTCCGATGGATGGAAGTACCCGGTGCGCCTCTCGAACGCCGGTGGCATGCTGGTCGGCACCGGCTCCGGGGCATCGACGACCACGGGCGTGTGCGACGGCACCTACACGAACGCACAGACGACCAACGCGGAGCGAGAGTTCCCCTCGCTGGGCTACTTGTACAACGGCTCGTACGCGGGCCTGTGGTGCGTCTACGGCTACAACGCCCTGTCGGTCGCCGGGTGGGTCATCGGGTCGCGCCTCTCTGGCACTGGTCGCTCAAGGGGGTGAATCGCCGCAAGGCGAGAGGGGGCGAAGCCCCCTCTTAAAGGGTATGCGGTATAATCGCGCGCAGGGATTCGCGGCGACGGCTCCCGATGTTTTCTGTTCCACTCGCTGGGCAACTTGAACAACGGCTCGAACGCGGGCCTGTGGTACGTCAACGGCAACAACGCCCTGTCGAACGCCAGGTGGAACATCGGGTCGCGCCAATCTGGTTGACATGCGCCTCGCTCTCATTACGCCGCGTCTACCCGCGCCGACCGGAAACGGGAGGCAGCGGGCATGCCTCGTCAACCGACGGAAATGGCCACGACCACCGGGCTGGTAGCTCAGGCGAACGCTCGGACGGCAACCAGAGAGGTGAACCGGTCGGAATGAAGACGTACTGCAGGGGCCTCAGAATCGATCGCGCCATCGTGGAGGAGGCGTACCGCGAATGGAGCGAGGCCCCTGCGGGAAAGAAGAACGCATGGCGCGTCGCGCATGAGCACGGGAGCGCGGCGAACCTCATAGACGAGGTTGCGCGCGAGATCGAAGAGCGCCGGCTTGCGTTCGAGCCCATCCATCGCTACGACCACATAGAGCCGACGAACGGAAAGGTGCGCACCATCGGCGTATCCTCCGTGAAGCAGCAGCTCGTCGATTACGTCGTGGTCCACTGCTGCGCCGACTTCCTCAAGGCGCGGGTGGGGCACTACCAGGCATCGAGCGTGAAGGGAAAGGGGGCGACCTTCACCATGCGCACCATTCGTAAATGGGTGACAGGGGGGGGTCCTCGCTTCTTCGTCAAGATGGACGTGCGAAAGTGCTACCCCTCCACCAGGCACGACGTCGTGCTGGGGATATTCCGCAAGTACGTCGCCTCGCCTGACGTCCTCTACTGCATCGAATCGCTCCTCGCCACCTACACGGGCGGCGGCCTTGAGATCGGCAGCTACTTCTCGCTGCGCGCCGAACAGCTCGTTCTGTCGTTCGCGTACCACCACGTCGAGGGGCTGCACAAGGAAAGGCGTGGAAAGAAACGGGCGCTGGTTGCGCACCAGCTGTGGTACATGGACGATGTGCTTCTGATGGGCAACGACAAGCGCGACCTCAAGGCTGCAGCACGCTCGCTTGAGAGGTACATGAGGAGCGAGCTGGGTCTTGAGCTCAAGCCGTGGAAGATATGCCGCGTGGGAGAGGACGAGCCCATCGACATGGCGGGATACGCCGTGAGGCCGTCGCACGTCGAGGTCCGCGCCGGCACGTTCCTGCGCGGCATGCGCGCATTCAGGCGCTTCGACCGAAAGCCGTGCCTGCGCAGGGCAAGGCGCGTCACCAGCTACATGGGGTACTTCAAGCACGCGGACTGCGATAGCCTCATCGAAAGAAACGACATGCACGCTACGATGCGGGCCGCAAGGCGGTACGTATCGAGGAGCGCGCATGCAAAGGACAACATCGGCGACACCGCTCGACGCCGTTAAGGTCGAGCAGCGCCCTGACGGGCAGGCGGACATCTGGCTCCGCAAGAACATCCAGCAGGAGGAAGTGACGCCAGAGGACGGCGGGGAGCCCTACACGCAGTACACGGCGGACGAGGCCCACATCGTCAAGGCGATGACGCAGGAGGAGGCGGAGGCCGCCTTCGACGAGTTGTGGGACGAGGCCGTGGCTGCGGAAACCCCGCAGGACGAGCGCATCGCCGCCCTTGAGGTCATCGCCAAGACGTTCACCGCGTCGGCGTCGCAGCTCGCGCAGATTCGCACCGCCGCGACGCTCTCCATACAGACCATGGCCGCGAGCCTCACCGACGAGCAGGCCATCAGCGTCTCCGGCCTCATCCCGGCGTACGAGGTCGGCAGGGACTACAAGAAGGGCGACCTGCTCACGTACGAGGGCGAGGTCTACCGCGTTGCGCAGGACCACACGTCGCAGGCGCAGTGGGTGCCCGGGAGCGGCACGGAGAGCCTTTACACGCACATCACGCTCGCGGGCGACAGCATCCCCGTGTGGCAGCAGCCGACCGGCGCGCACGACGCCTACAACACGGGGGACAAGGTCCACTACCCGGACGCATCCGGCCCCGTGTACGTCTCGAAGATCGACGGCAACAGCTGGTCGCCGGACGCCTACCCGGCGGGCTGGGAACTCTCCGAATAACCCGAATCGAGCGCCCCTGCGGGGGCGCTTCTCGTATGCGACACCTCCGAGATGATGCAGCAGATCGGAAGGAGGTGACCATGGACCCGTTTCTCTCTCAGATAGCCGTGACGGCCATCACGTCGGCGGTGAGCATCGCCGTCGGGTGGGCCATGGGCGGCATAAAGGGCGCGGCCAAGGAGCGCGCCGAGGCCCAGAAGGCGGCAATCGAGGACAGGGACACGACGCGGCGCATCCTGCGCACGCTCCTCTACTGCCGGCTCGCCGACATGCACCGCCGGTACGTGGTGGACGGGGTGCCCTGCACCCCTGCGGAGAAGCAGGAGGCCGAGGAGGTCTACAGCGAGTACCACGGCATCGGGGGCAACGGATCCGGGACCGCCCTCTACAAGGAGATCATGGCCGCGCACGTGGCCTAGAGGAAAGGAGGCCGACATGGCCGAGTACACGACACGCGACATCGACATCCCGGAGGACGCGGAGGTGCAGGACTATCCCAAGTACGTCCTCCCCGAGAAGCTGTACCTCGCCCTCAAGTGGGCGGCTCTCCTCCTGCTCCCGCTCATCGCCGTCTTCTACCAGGCGCTCGCGGGAATCTGGGGGCTGCCGATGCCGGATGAGATCAGCCAGACGTGCAGCATCCTCGGGCTCTTCATCGGCGCGCTCATCGGCGTGTCCGAGTTCAAGGCGCTCAAGAGCAAGTAGGCGCGGCATGTCGAGGCTCAAGCTGGCTGCTGCGCTCCTCACCGGCGCGCTCGCCGCGACCTGCTGGTGGGGATGGCTCATGCTCGACCATGCGGGGCAAGACGCGCAGGCTCTCGCCGATGCGAACGGACGGCAGGAGGAGCAGGTCGTGTCCGACACTCCGGCAGAGCCGCAGGTACCGCTCTACCTGCAGACGGACGAGAGGTGGGGCGGACTACCGTATGCTGACGCCGACCTCGCCACATCCGGGTGCGGCCTCACCTGTGCGGCTATGGCGTGGCAGTACCTGAGCGGCAAGGAGTGGACGCCGGTGCAGATGCTCAACGCGGTGGGAAACGACTGCGTTCAGGAAGGGCAGAACTATATGCCGGGCTTCTGCTCGTGGATGCAGTCAAACAACCCGTCCATCAGCTACTCGGTCATCTACGAGGACCGTGACAGGGCGCTTCGAGACCTTGGCAACGGCATGCTTGTTTTCGGGGCGATGGAGGGAAGGCTCCACGAGGGCGGCAGGAGCTACGCTGGGCATGTCGTGCTTCTTACAGGAATCGACGGCGAAAGCGCGACCGTCCACGACCCATGCGAGGCGTACCCGGTCGCCCTCACGCATGACGAGTTCAACGCCGTCTCGTGGGACTACTTCATATCGGTTGGAAGGAGCGAGTAATGGGAGAGGAAATCTTGAAAGACGTGGACGGCAACGAGCTGTCCGAGGAGTGCATCGAAGAGCTTACCAACGGGAAGGGTGAGGATGATGAGTAACAGCGGCCTGGTCAACTACACGCGAATCAGCCCCAACCGCAACAGCCCGCGCAACCAGCCAATCAGCAAGATCACCGTGCATCACATGGCTGGCAACCTGTCCGTGGAGACCTGCGGCAGCGTTTTCGCGCCCAGCTCGCGCCAAGCGTCCGCCAACTACGGCATCGGCACCGACGGGCGCGTGGGCATGTACGTCGAGGAGAAGGACCGATCGTGGGCCTCGTCCTCCTCGTGGAACGATCACCGCGCGGTGACCATCGAGGTCGCCAACGACCAGATCGGCGGCAACTGGCACGTGTCGGACGCCGCGTGGAACAAGCTCGTCGAGCTGTGCGTGGACATCTGCCGCCGCAACGGCATGAAGTCCCTCACGTGGACGGGAGACAAGAACGGAAGCCTCACGTGCCACTACATGTTCGCGGCCACCAGCTGCCCCGGCCCGTACCTCAAGAGCCGCATGGCGGAACTCGCCCAGACGGTCACGGCGCGCCTCGGCGGGGCGTCCGCACCTGCGACCTCCGGTGGCTCCTCCGCGCCGTCCGGAAGCGTGACCGACCTCGCCAACCGCGTCATCGCGGGAGAGTTCGGCAACGGCGATGCGCGCAAGGCCGCGCTCGGCGACCGATACGACGAGGTTCAGGCGGAGGTGAACCGCATCCTCAACGGCGGCGGCTCTATCTCCTCGCCCTCTGTCGACATCGACCAGATGGCGCGCGACGTCATCGCCGGGAAGTATGGCAACGGCGACGCCCGTAAGAAGGCCCTCGGCTCCAATTACGCGGCCGTGCAGGCGCGCGTGAACGAGTTGCTGGGTGCGTCGGGCGGCTCCTCCGGCGGTGCCGACATCGACGCGCTCGCCCGCGCCGTCATCCGTGGGGATTACGGCAACGGCGAGGAGCGCAAGCGCCGCCTCGGAAGCCTCTACGACGCCGTGCAGGCACGCGTGAACCAGCTGTTGTAGAATGTCCTACATCGTCACACCCGTGACGAGCAGGGCAAAGCCTCTGCGTAGACCGTAGGCGTAGGTGTTCGCGCTAACTCGCACGTACCCCGCCACTTCTAGTGATGCACCGGTGTCATGGTCCGCTCAAACAGCGCATCGACCACGTCGGCTATCTCAGGTCGACGCTCAAGATCGTGACCCGACTCCCACCATATCGTGAAAAGTCGAATAATACCGCCGGCGACAAACTCAGACGTCGTCTCGAGTGACACGGGGGCCAGGGCATCCT